AAGATCTATAAATATAGAAAAAAGCTATTACGATGGCGGCAATTGTAACAGATCAGTTTAGAATATTAAATGCGAGTAATTTTGTAGACTCGATTGATAATACTTCAAATTCTTACTATGTTTTCCTAAGTTTACCAAATCCAACTGCGGTTGGGTATGGTAGAAGTACAGATTGGGATGATAATACTCCAGTTCCAGTTGATGATATTAATTATGTAAATCATGTTGGTCAAACAATGATGTTTGGCAAAAAAGTTACTTCAATTAATGCTAAAAGATTAATTAGAAGAATTGATTGGACAAGAGGAACTAGATATGAAATGTATAGACATGATTATGGTGCCAGCAATCCATCGCCAATCACTCAGTCAACTAGACTGTATGATTCAAATTACTATGTTTTGAACTCTGATTATAAAGTTTATATTTGTATTGAGAATGGTTCCTCAGGAATTAGTACCACTGGAAACGCTTCTCAAGATGAACCAACATTTACAGATTTAGAACCATCTAAGGCTGGTGAAAGTGGTGATGGTTATATTTGGAAGTATCTATTTACAGTAAATCCAAGTGATATAATTAAATTTGATTCAACTGAATATATTGCTTTACCAAATGATTGGTCATCTTCTACAGATGCTCAAATATCAGCAGTTAGAGATAATGGAGATTCCAGTATCTATGAAAATCAAATAAAAACTGTTTATATAGAAGATCAGGGATCAAATTATTCGGGTGGTCTTGGTCAAGAAGTTAACATTCTTGGAGATGGAACTGGTGGAAAAGTAGTTGTTGACGTTGTTAGTGGAAAGATAACAAATACCACAGTTTCATCTGGCGGAAAAGGATACACTTATGCAATGGTTGATTTGGGTTCAATTAATGCAAGTTCTGCAGGAACCTATGCACATCTAATTCCAATTATTCCCCCATCAAAAGGTCATGGTTATGATCTTTATAAAGAACTTGGTGCAGATAAAGTTTTAATCTATGCTAGATTTGATGATTCAACGAAAGATTTTCCAATAGACTCTAAATTTGCACAAGTAGGTATTGTTAAAAATCCAACTTCTATTGGTTCAACAACTCTCTACACTGAAAATCAATTTTCGTCATTAAATGCAATCAAGTTCCAGTCTGTTAGTGGTTCACTATCTGTTGGTGATAAAATTAATCAAGTTGTAACTGGCGGAATTGCAAAGGGTTATGTTGCATCATATGACAGTGAAACTAAAGTTGCAAAATATTTTGTTGATAGAACTTTAACATTTAACCAAACAACCTTAGATCAAACAGATTACATTGGCATCACCACTGCATCTAAAGTTTTAGCATTTGAATCCACATCAAATTCAGTTACTACATCTGGAGGATTCTCTGGTTCTATTGATACCACATTTACAGGAATAACCACAAATCCAACTGGATCAAAAATAGTTGATTTGGGAATGCAATTCACAAATGGTCTTGCAACTTCTGAAATAAATAAAGGATCAGGGGAGATAATTTATCTTGATAATCGCCCCCTAATTTCAAGGAACTCCAGACAAAAAGAAGACGTTAAAATTATCCTGGAATTTTAAAAATGCCACAGAAGACAAATTTAAATATCAACCCATATTATGATGATTTTGATCCCAAAGATAATTTCTATCGGGTATTATTTAAGCCAGGATTTCCTGTTCAGGCTAGAGAATTAACAACTCTACAGTCAATTCTTCAGGACCAAATCGAATCTTTTGGAAGTCATATTTTTAAAGAAGGTTCAATGGTGATACCTGGTGGTGTCACTTATGATCCACAATACTATGCGGTTAAGATAAATGCAGACCATTCAGGAATAGATGTATCTCTTTACATAAAAAATCTTGTAGGAAAAACCTTACAGGGACAGAATACAGGAAATACCGCTAAAGTTATAAATTATCTACTACCACCAGATAAGGGAGTAGAAACACCAACATTATATGTAAAATATCTCAGTTCGAGTGATGATTTTGAAGTTTCTTTGTTTGAAGATGGTGAAGTCTTAATCACTCTTGACACTTTTACTTATGGCAATACAACAGTAAATTCGGGAGATACTGTAGCAACCCTCGTTGATATTGATTCAACCGCTACAGGCGCTGCTGTAGGCATTACAACGGGTGTTTATTTCCTTAGAGGAAACTTTGTAAATGTTGATTCAGATACTTTAATCATTAGTCCATATACAAATAGTCCTTCATATAGAGTAGGTCTATCAATTAATGAGCAGATTGTTAATGCTGGCATTGATACTTCATTATATGATAATGCAAAGGGATTTTCTAACTATGCTGCTCCTGGTGCAGATAGATTAAAAATTTCAACTACATTATCACAAAAAGAATTAACAGATTACGACGATAAAGATTTTATTGAGTTAATTCGCTTAGATAACGGTGAAATTAAAAAATTACAAGATAAATCACAATATTCGCTAATCAGAGATTATTTTGCAAAGAGAACTTTTGAAGAATCTGGTGACTATTCGGTAGATAAATTCAAAGTCGAAGTTGTAAATTCTCTGAACGATAGAATTTCAAACGATGGTCTATATCTAGATACGCAGAAAACAGATCAAGGTAATGATCCAAGTAATGATTTGATGTGTGTCAAAGTTTCTGCAGGAAAGGCATATGTTAGAGGATATGACATTGATATCCCAGCAACTACCGTCATAGACGTTGCTAAACCTAGAGATACACAAACAATATCATCTTCTTTGGTCCCATTTGAGATGGGTAATAACCTAAGAGTTAATAATGTTTATGGTACTCCTATTATTGGAGTTGATAATAATAGCAATACTGTAGAACTTTATGACCAAAGAAGAAATTCCACTACTTCTGGCACTGGTAATTTAATAGGTAAGGCGAGAGTCTACTCATTTGCAACCGCAGATTTACCTTATGCTTCATCTTCTACTGAATGGGATTTGTATTTGTTTGATGTTCAAACTTATACAACATTAACACTCAATGAAGCAACTTTAGCAGCAGATTGCCCAGCAACTTCATTTATTAGAGGTTTAAGTAGTGGAGCAACTGGTTATGTAGTTGGTTCTCCAAGTGGAGCAACAATTACTATAGATCAAACATCTGGAACTTTTATTGTTGGTGAGCAGATTTTAATTAACGAAACAACTTTAGTTTCAAGGTCTATTAAGTCACTAAAAACTTATACCACAGAAGACATTAAATCTGTATATCAAGATTCAACAAGTTTGGGTCTAGAAACAGATTTCGTTGCTGATACAGTTCTTCAAAGATTTTTGCCAAATAAATTTAGCATTACTGATAAACTCCAGATCAATAATACTGGTATTGCTACGTGTGCTGGCAAAACTTTCCTTGGAATTAGAAGCGATGCAGTAATTAGATATCAAGTTGCTGGAACAACTGTAGAGACTTTCAATAGAGTTTCATATGTTTCAGCAGATGGAGCAACACTACAACTAGCAACAGTACCAAATGTATCTGGTGTATGTAATGGTAGCCTCCCATCAAGTAGTGAATTAACTACTTTCAGTGTTGGCATTCCACAAATTATAAATCAGGAAGAAGCATATTTATATGCACCAATCAATGCATCTAACGTATCTTCGGTCAATCTTTCGGGATCAAATTTACTTGTTTCTAGACAAGTAACAGGACAAACAACAGATTCGACTGGATCTCTATCTCTAAATGTTTCTTCTACTGGAATTTCTAGCGCTTTCTTTGAAAACTTTGATAGTGAAAGATACTCAGTATTTTACAGTGATGGAAGTATTGAAGATTTAACATCTGATCAATTCAATTTATCTTCAAATGGTACAATTTTAACTTTAACTGGTTTAACTCCAAATCAATCGGGTGATGTAACTGTTAATGTTTCGGTTAAGAAAAATTCAGTTCAAAGTAAAACTAAGAATTATGTTAGAAGTCAGAAACTTACTGTTGATAAGGTAAGTTCTGGTATTTCAACCGCGCTGAGTGGTTTGACTACTAGCAACTATTATGGATTAAGAGTGGATGATAAGGAAATTTCATTAAATGTTCCCGATGTTGCAAAAGTCATCTCTGTTTATGAATCACTAGACTCAAGTGCTCCAACTTTTGATAAATTGACTTTTGTTTCTGGATTGAGTTTGGATACGGCATCAATTCTTGGTGAGCAAATTGTCGGAGAAACGAGTGGTGCTCTTGCTCAGTTAGTGACAAGATATTCTTCAACAGAGGTTGAAATTGTTTATTTAAATTCCAATAAATTCTCTGTTGGTGAAACAGTTACATTTAAGGATTCTAGTATTGTATCAAATATTGTTTCAATTTCCTTAGGTAACTATCTTAATATAACGAATGGATTTACCTTAGATAAAGGGCAGAAAGATCAATATTACGATTATTCCAGATTAATTAGAAAATCATCTTCAATCATACCATCTAGACAACTTTTAGTGGTTTATGACTGCTATCAGGTCCCATCGAATGATAATGGAGATGTTTACACTGTAAATTCTTATTCTGGTGAGAGATTTGAAAATGACATTCCTGTTCTTCCTACAGGATTGAGATCCACAGATACTTTAGATTTTAGACCAAGAGTAGCAGAATTTACTTCAACTACATCTTCTCCTTTTGCATTTACAAGTAGAAACTTTGCGTCTACAGGCACCAATCCAACTTTAGTTGTAAGTCCTGGAGAGAGTTCACTAATTGGATATAGCAATTATCTACCAAGAAGAGATAAAGTAGTACTAGACAAGTTTGGTAATTTCTCTGTTATAAAAGGAACCTCATCTACAAATCCAAAGGAACCTGTAAATGCTGAAGAGGCAATGGATATTGCACTCATTGATCTTCCAGCATATCTATATAATCCCTCAGATGTAAAAATTACTCTTGTTGATAATAAGAGATATACTATGAGGGATATTGGCAAACTAGAGGATAGAATTGAAAATCTTGAAGTTGTCACATCCTTATCTCTGCTCGAACTTAATACCAAATCTCTGCAGATTCAAGATGCAGATGGTTTGACAAGATTTAAGAGTGGTTTCTTTGTTGACGATTTCAAAAATAATAGTTTGATGAATATCAGTGATCCAGATTGTAACGTTGATATTGACAAAGAAAAGCAAGAATTGAACACCCCTATCGATTTCTATTCTTTAAAAACCAATTTAGCAGTTTCTCCAGATTTAAATCAAGATACTGTAGACTATAGAACTAATTTACCTCTATTAGATTCGAATGTAAGAAAAACTGGTGATTTAATTACTCTAGATTATGAAGAAAAGGGGTGGATTGAGCAACCTCTAGCATCTAGAGTCGAGAATGTCAATCCATTTAATATGATCGAATATAAGGGTTCGGTTCTATTAAATCCAGCATCAGATAACTGGGTTAGAAATATCTTTGTTCCTGGCGGAAGTAGAACTGAAACTGGTGGATGGGATGGATCATATGTTGAGAACGTTTTAATCAGTAGTGTTCCCGATACTCATATGAGGTCGAGAAACGTTGAATTCTTTGCTAGCGGTATTAAACCTCTTACAAGATATTATCCATTCTTTGATGGTGCTAGTGGAATAGATGTTATTCCAAAATTAATTGAAATATCAATGTCTTCCGGAACTTTTGAAACTGGAGAAATCATTGATGGATTTGTCGGTTCTCAAAGAATCATTTCATTTAGATCAGCTCAACCAAATCACAAATCTGGTACTTATAACAATCCATCCAGAACTTATAGTATTAATCCATACAATAAATCTTCATCTATTGGATCATCATATTCTGCATCATCAACCGTTTTAAACGTTGATACTGCCTCTTTGTGTGAGGAAGCGCAGGGAAGATTCTTTGGTTATATAACTACTGGAATGGTTCTTGTTGGCAGATCTAGTGCAGCAGAAGCATCCGTATCAAATGTTAGACTGGTTTCTGATAATTGGGGTGACATTTATGGATCGTTCTTCATTAGAGATCCTTTAGCATCTCCACCACCAACATTAAGAATAACGACAGGAACAAAGTCATTTAAAGTAACTTCAAGTTCAACAAATGCTACACCACTTCCTGGAAGTCTATTAATCTCAAGTGCAGAGACCTCTTACTCCGCAAGTGGAATAGTTAACACATTTGCTCAAGTTACGGTAACAGTAAGAAGACCACCCCCACCACCTCCACCACCACCAGCACAAAATCGCGGAGGAGGAAAAGATCCTTTAGCACAAACATTTACAGTAGACGAAACTGGTGCATTCTTAACATCTATTGATCTCTACTTTGGTAACAAAGATGAGAATGAAAAACTATATGTTCAAGTGAGAACTGTAGAATTGGGAACACCAACGAGTCAGTTGGTTCAAGATTATTCTCAGGTTGAAGTATTCCCAGATGAAATTACAACATCGGAAGATGCTTCTATTCCTACAAATATAAAATTCCCATCTCCTGTTTATCTACAACCAAATACAGAATATGCAATTGTAATTCTTGCTCCAACTTCAGATAACTATGAAGTTTGGGCAGGAAGAATGGGTGAGAAGACTGTTAA